CGCCCGCGAGCTCGGGGATACAGAGCACGTCGCCCTGCCCCTTCGTCACGTTGTACGCCGCCGCGCCGCCGACGAAGTCGGTTCCCGCCGCGTTCGAGACCGCCTCGGTGATCGTGTCCGCGAGGAGGATGCGCCGCGCGATCGGCTCGAGCGCGGGCCCGCACCAGAGCAGATCCGGCACGATGCCGAGCGGGCGACCGCCTTCGTCGCAGTAGCTCATCATCGTGGCGCGAACCTTCTGGAAGTTCGCCTGCGTGAGGGGCGTGCTCGTGAAATAGTTGCTCTGCACCGACGCGCCGCCCGGCGTCGTGCGATCCGGCGCGTTCAGCGACACGGGGTGCGACGTGTCGAAGAAGTGCTGGTTATCGTAGATCGTGTCGTTCTGCCCGTTCTGCAGAAGCGAGAGCGCGAGCTCGTCGGGGTGCTTCGCGACCGAGCGGCCGAACTCCTGAAAGAGCGGCGTGTAAAGACCGAGGTTGTCGTCGAGGATGTCCTCGCGCTTGACGCCGACGGTCTCCTCGTAGGTCTTGTTCTTGAGCTGGTAGCTGTACGCGTCCAGGTTTTGGATCACGCGCTCGCCGAGCCACTCCCGCATCTTCGGGAGCGCAGCCATCCACCCGTAATCGTTCTGCGACGACGACGAGGGGACGCGCATCAAGAGCCTCGGCCACCAGGGGCCGGCCGACGAGTACCCCATCCGGTAATCGCCGTTGAAAGTGGTCATGAGCTGGCGCAGCCGAGACGGGGTGATTTCCATGGTCGGACTCCGGGCAGACGTCGGCGCCTTCGCGCCGGCCGCGATCGAGGTGAAATGTCGAGCCCCGGGCGGGAGGCCGTGGAACTAGCGGTCGGTCATTGGTCGGAATCGACCAGCGAGGGATCGGCCGTGGGGCCGCGTGTCACTTGATGTTGAGCGCGGCGATCTCGTCGGGCGTGAGGCCCGCGGCGACGGCGTGCGCGCGCGTAACGGTCGGCTCGAAGCCGGTACCGAGCTTCTCTTGATGCGCCTCGAGCTTCTTGTTCGCCAGGTAGACGACCGGGTCGACGCCGCGCTTGCGGCAGATCATGAGCTCGTCAGCGCTGAGCGAGTCGAGGCCGCCCTTCGCGCCCGGCGAGCCGCCGTTCGCCGCCTGACCGTTCGTGCCCTCGGTCGCGGGCTTGCGCTGCTCCGCGGGGACGATCACGTTCGTGCGCGCAGCGAGCTGGCGCTCGAAGATCTTGGGCGACTCGGCCGCCAGCTCCATGAAGCCGTCTTTCTCAGCCGGCCACATTTTGCCCTCGGCGATCAGCGCGTCGAGCTTCGCCGACGACGTCGCCTTCGTCTTCTCGGTCTCGATCGCCTTGACCTGCGCGGTCAGGCCCGGGACCTTCTCGGCCTCGCCCTTCCACGCCTTGACCTGCGCGAGCGCGTCCGTCCGGTTGTCCGTGCCCGTGGTGCCGAGCACCTCGGCGCGGAAGGTCTCGAGCTCCTTCTTCTCGTTCGTGACCTTCGTCACGTGCGAAGAGAGCGCGTCGACCGCGGCGTCATCGCTCGTGAAGGAGCCGAGGCCAAGGGTCGCGATCAACATTGCCAGCTTGTTCATGGTCTCGTTCTCCTCGTCGTCCGCCGCCCAAGGCGGCCGGATGCCGTATTGCGCGCAGTGCTGCGCGAGGTGCGCGCGCACGCCTTCTCGGTCGGCTTCAGGGATGCCGCCGCCGCCCACCATTTGCTTGCACGCGGCCATCAGCGCGGGCCGCGACGTCACGAGCTCGCCGCTCTCCACGTCGTGGTGAAGCAGCTTGTAAGAGCCCATCTGCTCGGGCGCGTCAGGCGCGCACCACGCGAAGGCGCGGCGGTAGATCGAAAAGTCGATCGTGCCGAGATCGCCCGTGCCGTCCGTGCTCGCCCACTTCGCGATCCGCTCGCGGCCCGAGACCTCATCCCACCGCGGCGAGTCTTTCGCCGGCGTGTCCTCGTATTCGATGACGCCCGACGACGCGCTCGAGGCGCCGTCGCTGCCGTCCTCGTCGCCGTCGCCGTCCATCGCGTCGAGCCCGCGCATGCTCGCGGCGACGAGCGCAGGCGCATTGAACGTCGCGGGCACGGCCACGAGCGCGACGTTGAGGATCTTCGTCACGCGTCCGTCTTCGTCGAAGGCGAAGAACGGCGAGAGATAGCGCTTATCCTTCGCGCGCAGGCTCTTCGCGCCCGCGTCCGTCCAGCGCACGTTGACGATCCAGAGCTCGCCGCTTCGCACCTCGAGCTTGCACCACGCCGCCGTCGCCTTGTTCTGCCCCGGGATGAACGGGTTCAGGATGTCATGCTCGAAGTCGATCTGCGTGTCGACGCCCCACTTCGCGGACGTCTCGGCGACGCTCTTCGCCGCCTTGTCGTCGAAGAGGAACGAGCCCTTCATCGTCTCGTTCGTGCCGGCCGCGAATAGCCGCACCTCGGCAGGCAGGGGCGCGTCGAGCGTGAGCGCGTCGAGGCACGCCGTAAGATCGACGAAGTGTGCGGCGCGTCGTCGCTTCATCGCTTGCCCCTTCGGCGTCGGCGTCGTCGGCCGTGCACGCGCAGATCGACGAGCCACTCGAGGACGGGCACGAAAGCGACGAGCGCGAGCCCGGCGACGATCTCAAGCCGCGAGAAGTGCCAGCGCGCCGCCTCGACGAAGGACGGCGCGCCGCACACTCGGCAGCTCACCAGTTCGTGATCAGGACGTCGAGCGTCGACACGTCGGCGTTGTTGATGGTGCCGGCCGCGACCTGCGCCTGCACGACCACCGCCGCGGTTCCGACGACGCCAGCGACGCGCGTACCCGCGGCCGAGGCGTATCCGCCGGTGGTCGCGGTCGACGTGTTCGGCGTGTTGCGCGTCACGACGACCATGCTCAGGGTCGTGGAGAAGAGCAGGAGCGCCTCGCCACCGCCGCCGGCGCCGATCGTGTACGTGCCAGCCGCGAGCGTGATCGTCTTCTTGAAGTGCTTGGGATAGAGGCTCGGCGCGTCGGTGCCGACGACCTTAGAGACCGCCGCCATGGCCTTCCACGAGGAGCCGGGGAAGAGTTGCCCCTCGCCGCCGACCTCGATCACCTGGCCAGGGAGGATCGGCGTGCCGGTCTTCCACCACGAGGGCCGAGTGAGCACGAACTTCGTCGAGGCGCTGCCCGCGTTCGAGACCATCCACGGGCCCGCGTCCTTCGCGGCGGGAAGGTTCGTCGTGCCCTCGGGGATGATCATCACGTCGCCGACGGCGAGCGTGAGGTTGTCCTGATTCGCGAGCGCACCGTTAGCGTTCGCGGTGAGCGTGTCCGTGCCGCTCGAGCCGCCGGCGATCGCCGCGATCGACGTGCACACCGCGCGCGCCTTGAACGCGCGCTGAAGGGAGAGATCGATCGAGACGCCGGGCACGCCGATGCGCACCCAAATCTGTCCCGACGCGTCGACCTCTTCGACGATGCCGGCGCGCGGGCGCGTGCCGTTGCTGTCCGTGCGACCGACCGTGTTGTCGTCGATGACGTAGCAGGGCTGCTCGATATCGAGCGCGGTGATCGCGTCGCCGGCGGTGCCGTTGTTCAGGCGAAACACGCCCTTGCGCACGTCGGTCTTGATCGCGCCGGCGGCGCCGCCGGTGTTGTCCGGCGTGTAAGCGCCGTGCGGCGGCTCGAAGACGCCGATCACCTTCAGCGTCGCATCGGCGGACGCCGGGACGCAGTTTCCCGCGAGGTTGATCGCGGCCATTCCGCCCGGATAGCCCACCGCGGAGGCCTCCATGCCGGGCATGAACATCTCGTTGAACAGCTTGTCGCCTCGGCGAAGGGTGCTGCGGGCAGCAGAGAGTGCGGTCATGGCTTCGTCCTCGTTGTTGATCGCGGCTCGCGCCGCTGCTCGTTCACCAGAAAAACGTGATGTTCCCGGCGGTCGTCCCGGTCGCGACGAGCGCGACGGCCTGACACCGGATCAATTCGCCGAGCTGCACGGCCTTGAAGAGCTTCTGCTTCGGCGTGCCGCTGTCCGGGTTGACGACCTGCACGACGACATCGCCGACGCTGCCGACGCGAAACCACCGCGCCGGACCGTTCCCGCCGGGCGTGGTCGCGGAATGCGACGCAGTCAGGTCGATGACGCCCGAGATCGCCGCATCGGCGTTGCCGTCGGCGCCGTAGGTGCAGACCCAGGGCGAAGCGCTGAGCGACTCAGGATTGAACGCAACGAAGCCCATGGAAGCCTCTCAGGTCTCGCGACGTCGCGCGTGCTCGTATTGCGTCCAGAGTTCCGGCGGGTAGTCCTCGCGGCGCGGCCACTCGTCGTCGTCCGCGCCAGGCGGGGCGCCGAAGCCGTCGTCAGCCTCGAGAGCCGAGGGCTTCGCCGTCACGCCGTAGCGCGCGGCCTGCGAGGCGGTGAGCGAGATCGTGACCGACCGGCAATTGAAGTGGCAAGGCGGCGTGTGCTCGTGCCACCAGGGGGAATCGATAGGAAGCACGGTGCCGTCGGCCGCCTTGCAGTGCGGCGTCGTCCGCTTGTCGAGGACGGCCGAGAACATCAAGAACGGCCGGTCAGCCTTCGACTTCTGCTGTTCGTGGTAGCGGCCCGCCGAGTAGGCGCGCTGCACGTTCGTGCGGAAGATCGTTTCGAGCCGCCATGCGGGGTTGTCGACCGTGCCATCCCATGCGGCCTCGAGCCGGTCGGCGATCGCCTTCTTCCATCCCGCGAGCGACTGTCCCTTTTCGACGGCGTCGGCGAGCGATGCGAGCACGTCGGCGACGAGGTCGAGCTGCGCGACGCCGGCGACCGTGAACGCTTCCTGCTTCGCCGCGTCGGTGAGCTCCTGCCACTCGTCAGCGGTGAGCGGGACGCGAGCGCGGAGCCACGCGATCGCCTGATCCGTATTCGAGGGCGCGTGCCATGCCACGACTCACCCTTTCGCCGCGAGACGGCCGGCGAGATCGCCGAGGAGGAGGGCATCGCGTACGAGAGAGGCGGCGTGCCGCGGGCTCATTCGAGCGTGAGCGGCGAGGAGGCGCCGCTTCGCGTCTTCAGGATCGGTTGCATGCTCGATCGCGTCGAGGACGGCGCGCAGGTCCGGCCGCATCGCGACGCGCGCATGCTCGACGCCGGCTGCCACGGTGTCGTCGACGAAGCTCTGCGCGTTGGCGTCGTCCTCGGCGGTGAGCGTCTCGGTCGAGAGCGACGCCTTCTCCTCGGTCTTCTTGTCGGCGCCAGGCTTCGGCTTCTCGGCGCCCGGCTTCGGCGGAACGGGCGGCGCCTTCGGAGGCACGCCGGGAGCTCCCGGCAGCGGAGGCGGCAGCTTCGGCGCCGGCGGCTCGACCTTCTCGGGCAGCGTCTCGACCTTGGCGCCCTTCGGCAGGATGCGCGCCTCGGCGAGCATGCCGCGCGCCTCGATCGGGCTGATGACTCCCTGACCCGAGCCGTTGCCGCGGAGCAGCGTCTCGATCGCCTGCGAGATCTGGTAAGCCTGCGTCGCGCGTGCCGCGTCGTCTTCCGGCGGCTTGACCGGATTCGTGAGCAGCGGCGTGAGATCGTCCGTGAAGCCCGGCATGTTGTTGCGCAGGTACTCGCGCAGCACTTGCCGCTCGGCCGCTTGATTGAACGGCACCACGTCGCCGGCGAGGAGGTCGAGCCGGATGTTGTAGTGAACGTTCGCCGCGGCGTAGGAGCCGCCCGTGACCTCGGTCGTGAGGTTCTGACCGAGGAGCACGATCGCGATCGAGATCTCGATCGCTTCCTTGAACTTGAGGAACGACTCCCACGAGTTGTCGCGCGGCTCGACGAACGTGACCTCGACGCTCTCGCCGCTCGTGTTCTTCGGCGCACGGATCGTCGACTCTTTGCCGAGCGTCCGAATCTTGTCGTAGAAGCGCCGCTTTGCCCCGGAGTCGAGATCCGCCGGCTCCTTGATCACCAGGATCGGAAGGCCGTGCTTCTCGCAGTACCTCGCCCAATCGCGATAGGTGAACGCGCGGAAGACGAAGAGCAGCCCGAGCGCCCGGATCGCGCCGGCGTACCAGCTGTGCTGCCCGTGCGGCGTGTGAAGGAACCAACCCGTCGGGTTGTTTTCGATCGCGACCGTGCCGGTCGTCGTGATCGCGTACCAGCCGTCGGACCAATTCCAGTAAACGTGCTGCAGCGGCCACGGGTCGAGGATCGGCAGCCACTCGCCGTCGATGAACTGGTGCTGCTTCGCGGCGACGGCGAAGCCCATGATCGCCGTGTTCTCTTGCAGCTTGCTGCGCGCCGAGGCGGGGCAGATCCTCGGCCACGCCCGCGCGGAACGCTGCGCCGCCTCGATCGCCTTGCCCGCGTCGCTGGCGTGAGGGTTGGGCAGCACCTCGAAGGGCAGCCCGGCGAGCGCACGGATGCGCGACTCGATACAGCCGTAGATCCGATCGTCCCGACGAAGCGCGACCGCGAGCTTCGCCGACTGAACGAAGCGCCCGTTCTCGTGCTCGTCGAGCGCCGCGTTGACGCTCGGCACGTCCCACGCGCTCTCGTTTTGGATCGGGAGCTGACGGTCGACGACGAGCGTCGGCGGGCTCGGCACGTAGCCGTCGTCGCGGCGATTCTTGACCGAGCCGCCGTCAGGTCCGCCGGTCGGCTCCGCGGGCGTGTCGAGGCTCGAGAGGATGCCGACGGGCGCACCTCTCAGGGCACGCAGCGCCCCGCGCACGCGATCGAGCAGTGCCATGCGCGCCTCTTCGCGGCGCTCAGGCCGCGTTCTTACCGGCGAAGTAGTCCGCCGAGGAGCGCAGCGCCTCGACGAGGAACGGTACGTACATGTCGAGGTTGCCGTCGGCGACGTCGTTTCCGTTCACGGCGACGTTCAGCCCATGCGCCTGGCCATTGATCGAGCCGGTGATCTCGATCATGCGATCTTCGTGATGCGGCTCGGGGCCGGACACCGCGCAGCGGAACATCGTCACCGCGAAGCCTTCGCAGCGGGTCGCCGCCGAGGCGGCGTGCGCCCGCATCTTCGCCGCAGCTTCCTGCGGCACGTTGGCACCGAGCGCCACGAGCTCGCGCAGCACCTCGTCGAGGTTCTTCGCCATTAGATCCGTCCTTGCGGGAGCAGCGCGTCCCAGTCGTCTTCGTCTTCGCTCGTGACCTCACGAGGCGCGAGGAACGAGAACGCGAGCGATTGCGCGTCCACGATGTCGTCGTGCGCGCCTTCGGGAAACTCCTCGAGCTCCGCGAAAAACTCCTTGATGTCCCACGACCCGCGGGCGATCCAGAAGTTCCCGTGCTCGACCTGCGGCGAGACCGCGGCGGCTCGGATCGCCTTGTCGCCGGTCTCGCGGATGAAGTGGACCGGCCAGCCGGCAAGCAGCTTCCGATAGACGGCCGCTTCGACCTCGCCCGCCTGCCCCGGATCCTGCGAGATCGCGATATGGACGTTCTTGCCGTCCGCCTCCGCGGTGGCCTTGATCGTCTTCGCGACTTCGGGCGGCGCGCCGCGCAGGCGCACCATGTCGAGGACGTAGTACTTGTCGTCGCACTTCGCGACGAGGAGGCCGACCGTCCAGTCGGGCTCGTTGCCCTTCTTCTTCTCGGTCGCCGCGCGATCCCACGCTCGCACGAGTACGGCCCGATGCGGAACGTCGGCTCGGTTACAGACCTTGTACCAGGCCCGTTTGAAGAGGTCGCCCTTCGCGAGCCGGATAAGCCAGTCGCCACCGAGGAGCTGCGCGCGCCGAACGCGATCGAGCGCGTTCAGATTCGCGACGTAGCCGGGGTCGCCGTAGAGGAGCGCCGGGTTGTCTTTGATGAGCGCCGGAATGAACGTGCGGCGTAGTGGCCGCTGCGCCTGCGCGTCGACGTCGTCGGGTCGCGCGACTGCATACGCGAGTCGGCGCGCCGCCTCCGCTGCCGAGATGTAGACCTCTTGCTCGCCCAGCCGCGTGATCCAAGCGAACACGTTGGGAGGGATCGGCGGAACGCGTCGGCCGTCGACGTATCGGGGCGAGAGGCCCGGTGCCTCGAAGTCGGGCTGAATCCACGCGCCCCACCGCTCGGCGACCCACTCGTGCCCTTCGCCGCCCGGGTTGCTTGTGGCGCGTATGTAGCGCGGCAGCCCATCGATCGGCGACCGGATGCGGCTCTTCAGCTCGAGATACTGCGACCGCAGAAAGTGCGTCAGCTCGTCGAGGCCGATGTACTGAAACTCTTTGCCCTGGTACTTGCCGGCGTCGGTCGCGTGCTGGCAGTGGTTGAAGTGCTGCTCTGCACCGCTCCCGAACTTCGCTACCAGCCCGGCGCCGCGCCCCACGAACCGCACGGCCGGGTCCGTAAGCGGGTACCACGTCCTCGCCTCGTCGATGAGCTGATCGAGGTCAGTCGTCTCGCGCCGAAGGATCAGGCCGCGAAACTGCGGGATGTGATGCCAGCGAAGCGGGATGTTGACGAGCGCCGACGACTTGCCGCCGCCAGCCGCGCCGCCGTACAGGATCTCTTCGCACTCGGACTCGACGAAGCGGTACTGCGGGCCCGGGTTCGCCTGCCACCACTTG